TAATTGGAAACTGAAAGATCTTAGGAACGAAAGACGCAGAGTATTTCTAAAGATGTGCACAGTCGCTGCTGCTGCTGTCGGCATCGAAAGAAGCAATCTTCTAAATTTTCTTGCAGATGAAGGTGGACATGGTTTAGCAGAAGCCGCTGGATCTACCTACGGTCGATCTCTTCTGGTACCCGCACCCAACGGTTCACAAGCCTGGTTCCAGGAACTGTGGCCAGTCGCCGACGTAGGATTTAAAGCCTGCCAGAATGCAAACGTTCCTGGGCTGTCTTCTAACTTTGGAGGTTTCTCTTCTTATCTGTACACTTCACAGTACGGCTATAATCCAGCAAGTGGGTACAGAGGAACTTATACGTGGGGCAAAGGTAATCCAATGCCTTCTCTGCCTATGGGTGTGAAAGGCTGGGCCGGAGGTGATAGAACATTTTTCTACGGTCCTGATGCACCATGGTTTGACCATAACTTGGGTGTACCGAAATACCCAGTATCTGCTTTCATGTCCGGCAAGGATGAAACCCACACTGAGTTCCCAATCTCTCAGGTGACTCTTTCCGGCAACGCATCAATGCAGGCGGCCCTAGCTTCACTCGGCGCGGCCGGTTCTTCTGCCATTGTCCCGGTACTCGGCATCGATCCAGTTAAGTATGGTCGAGCCCCAGGTGCACCTGAAGTTGCCACAGTTCCAAGCTCTTCGGGCATGATCGATTTGTTCAACAGCGCTGCAAGCCAATTTGCACTTATCAGCAAAGAAGATCAAGACTTATTTGAAGTCTATTATAAAGCACTAGTTGGTCTCCGAAAATCATCGAACAGATCTACGTGGCTACCTCAGATGCAGATCACAAAAAATTCTGCACGAATCATCGGACTAAACTTCGCATCTCAGCTAACACCAACGAGTCAAGATCTGGCTGATTTTGGTATTCAAGAGATGATCGACGGTCTCAATGCTTCATCGATGTACATGTCTGCAGCACAGCGACGCGGCATAGAAGAATTTGGTAGAACTCTGATTGTTGTTGCTAAGGCTTTCACTCTGGGATTATCCAAGACAGCAATTGTGGCCCTGTCACCCGGACCAACTAGCGACACGACATTTACGGATCCCCACGTTACATTCGATAATTCTAGCTTATTAAACCAAGGCAGGAATACTACAAAGCATTTAGGCAAGGTTCTGAATGGCTTCTACAACTATCTGTCTCAGCAGGTGGATCCCGAGAGTCCCACAGAGAAGCTAGACCAGAGCACGGTTTTTGTGGCGTATGGAGACACACCGCACACACCTTTGCAAGGTTCGACGTGGCCGGATGCAACACCAGACGCCTGTAACTTTGTGTATGTCATGGATCCAAAGGCGAACATCAAGAACGGCTGGTTCGGTCATGTCTATGCCAACAAGATGGGCGGTAAAAATGCTGTTGGATTTAATCCCGCTACAGGTGCCGACGACGTTAGTAAAACGTCTGAGCAATGTTCTGCATTTGCTTCTGCTGCTATTGTTTATGCAACTGCGAAGGGTGATGTCAATAAGACCGCAGAATATGGCGTTTCACCAAGCATTGTTTCTGGTTTAATCAATAGTAAGTGATATTTAAGAATTATGATCAAGATCACAGAAACACAACTTAGAAAAATCATTCGTCAAGAGATTCTTAGCGAAGTAGAAGATTCTGCAACAGCTGCCAAGGGTGAAAAGACTGATACTAAGGGTCAGCTTAACACTAAAGAGATTGCTAATCAATTAGGCATGGACGAGCCTACTCTAAAAACGGCTGTTCTTGCTGCTAAAAAGGGCGACGCAAGCAAAGGTGCAGCACTGTTAGCTTTCGTAAAATCTTTGCTATCTGCAAGTCCCGATGCTACCAAAAAAGTCGGCATGTTAATGTCAAAGATTGAAGAAAAATAAAACAGTTTTGAGTTTTGAACATAGACTTACTTCGCATTAATATAAGACACATAAGAACCACTGGTTCTAATATTACAGAGGTAATTTTATGGCACGACGAAAGAACAAGAATACTCAATCAGCTAACCACAATTCTACGATCGTTACACGTCAGGATCGTACTGGAAAGTTTCGCACTGAGACGACTCGCAGAGACAGTGGAATCACTGTTGCAGTGAGCACAAATCCACAGAGCGACTCAACCATGTTGTATGTTGATGCTCCTAACGGCGACACTTTCCGTTTTGACGGACGTGAAGCTCGCACAATCTATCGTGCACTTCAGAAGCATTATAGATTCACTGAGAAGTCTTGGTGATTAAGTAGATGAGCTAACACTGAAGCCCACCTCACGGTGGGCTTTTTTGTTTTTAAATCTTGTAAACTAAATAATTATTTGTTATACAATAGACTTATGTTAAATTTAACGCCGACAGAACTATTCTTTGTCTATGAAACACTAATAAACACAGTTGCTGTAGGAGCTGAGCAACAAGAAAATAAGCAATTTGTTCTCGCTAAGGTTAGAGAAGAATTATTAGATAGATTGGCTTCTTTAAAGGCTGAATCCAACAAGGCACTTTATGATGTGTGGATGAATCAAGAAGAACAGCGACTCAAGGATCTATCTAAAAAGAATGATGATCTAAAAATTGCTACATCGTCTGTTGAAGTAGTAGATTCTTCAAAACTTAACAAGAAGAAACAAACAACGAAAACAAGCCAAAAGAGAAAAACACGTTAGGAACAATTTTATGTCAGCATCATCTGAAAGAATTCTTTTGCAAATCATCGAGATTGAGTCTAAGATTCAAGAAGAAAAATCTTTAGGAAAAGACACTGTTCTTCTAGAAGAGCAAGTTTCTGCACTTAGAAAAGATCTAAACAGTCTAACTGAAGTTTTAACTAGTCCAAATTTTGTGTTGAAAGGTTGATATGAACAAAGCCGATCTTTACCAGCCAATTCTTGCTGAAAGAGCTGGTCTCGCGCCTCTGACACTTAGAACAATTGTCACAGTGCATCAAGACCATTTTGTGGGAGGCGTACCGCAGTCTAGTCAAAAGGGCGAAGTTTATGTTCTTCTCTCTGCGCTGCCTAGAGAACTACAAGAGAGAGTAAAGACTGCTGTGCAGTTTCTAATCTCTGGAATGTAATCATAAAATTTTGTAGGCTTCAAAATGCATTCCATCGGGGCGGTTTGGAAACCATCCGCCCCAATAGAATCCGTGCTCAAAAGCTATTTCAACTAGTTCTCTGACGCTACCTTCTTTGCCTCTTAGCGCAGGTACAGTACCAAGCATGTTCCACGGAACATTTATATCGAAAGCTGTTCCCCATGCATGATTAGAAAGAGACGTTCGAGATCCTCTAATGAATCTCGGTACCCAAGATCCACCCCATGTCTTTAGATGCCCAGATAAACATTCTGCCTCCCAAGTGTTGAAAAGTTTTACAATTTGACCTTCAATACTTTTATGAATCTGTATTCTACAGCTTGACGGCGCCCCCTTCAAACCTTGTAGCTGTTTTATCTCAACAGTAGCTATATTACTTTTTGCCCAATTGTCTGCAATAGTAATTGCTTCTGGATTGATTGTTGTGGGCGATGAAATATAATTAAAATTACCAAAAATCTTTCCTCTATCTTGAAGTGCTAGAGGCTTCGCAGCAGGCTTTGCTGGCCAATTAGGACCATGTTCGTCTAAACCGTCGTCAGACATTGCACTGTAGCCAAGCTTAAGTGCTGCTGACATCGTCGCTGGCCCCACGACGCCGTCGTCTTTTAATTTAGATTTTGCTTGAAACTCTCTTGTTTCGTCATGAGTGATCTGATCAAAAGTACCTGACACGATCACACAACTATTTTTCTTTCGTCCTCTAAGAAAAATCTGCCATTTTTCTACATCTATGCCTACTGATCCAAGGCGTAAAGTTTTCATGTTTCTTCCTTAAAAATTAAGATTGTTAATGAATTATAACGATTCTCTTTCCTAATGATATTTATCAATCAAAGCAACTTGAGAACCTAGATGCCAACTTTTAGCGACACAGTAAGCCCAACACCGTTTGGTTTTTTTGATTCAGACGCAGACTTTCAGACAGAAGCTGACAACATGATCAATTTTGTAAAGAGAAAGCTGGGTGATGATGTTTTGTCTGTTGAATTAACTAAAAAAGAAATTTGGGCGTGCTTTGAAGAGTCAGTCTGTGAATATAGCAAGCATATTCATGAGATGAAAATAATATCTGAATTATCAAATATTTTAGGAATGCCAACGGGATCAACAGATCTAACAAACAAGTATACTAGAAATACATTAGAACACTTGATAAGAATGGCAGATGCTTATGCAGTTGAAGCTAATGTAGGAGGATCGTTTAATGCACAGCTGGGATATTTTGATATCGAAAAAGACAAGCAAGACTATGACATCTATACTGATTTAAAAGATGCGTCAACTGACGATGTGATTTATCAGACTATAGCTAGCGGCTCAAAAGGTAAGCTAAAAGTTGTGGAACTTTTTCATTTTGAACCAATTGCAGCACAGCATTTCTTGCTAAATGCTTCAAATATTACCAACTATCTTGCGACCAACTTTAACTACGAGTCATACATCAACTCGACAGTATTCTATGTGTTGCCAGTCTTTGAAGACATTCTCAGAAGAGGAATGCTAGAAACAGCTTTTAGAGTCAGAAGGTCTCAGTATAGTTATCAAATTCTTGGAAGCAAGCTTAGACTTTTCCCGATACCCACACTAGAGTCGCAGATTGGCAAAGTTTATTGCAAAGTAATGGAGAGACAGAATCCTATTAAGCCTACAGCATACACAGATGATGCGATATACGGAGTGTCTGGACCGGAAAATGCACCTTACAGTAATATTCCATTCGAAAGAATTACTCAACCAGGTCGACAATGGGTTCGACAATATACACTAGCATTATGTAGAGAGCTTCTTGGTTTAATTCGTTCTAAGTTTCAGAGCATTCCAATTCCCAATGCAGACTTGCAGCTCAACGGTGAGTCCCTTGTTACGCAGGGTCGAGAGGATAAAGATAAGCTTGTAACACAGCTAAAAGAGTTTTTAACTAATCTAACTAGAGCAAAACTTCTTGAAGTTGATGCAGCAGCTGCTGAAAACATGAACAAGAATTTACGTTACATACCCATGCCCTTGGGTAAGTCTATAGTGATAGGTTAATGTAGGTAAATCATGGCCCGACTTTTCGTCACTCAAAGAGAACTTAGTTTTATCTCAGATATAACAAAAGAGATAATCAAAGACGTTGTGGGTCAAAAGATCTACTATTATCCTATTTCTGAACTAAAAACAAAATCTCACATCATTTATAATGAAGCTGTTAAGAAGATTTATGACAATCCTATCGAAATTGAAGGTTTAGTTGATGCTAATTTTCAACAGACGACAAAGATAGATAAGTTTGGTATTGATAGACAATTTCAAATAGAGGTCTTTATGCAATACAGAGACCTCGTCGACAAAGGAATTACTGTCAGTATAGGTGACTTCTTTTCTTTTGACGAATTATTCTTTGAAATAACTGAAGTTGCTATTACACGCAACATCTACGGTATGCCTGAACACAAAGACGGCGTCAAAGTAATTGGTGTTAAATCACGCGAAGGCTTGTTTAAAGCACCGTTCAAGGGCCCGACAGACATTTCGCATGCAGATGAAGATGCAATTCAAACTGATTTCGAGCAACAAAGAGGAAATGCTCTTGACTCTGTTGGCAATCCAACCGGCGACAAGAGGGATCTTAGAGAAAATGGAGTCTTAGAAGCTCCCATTGACGGCGCGAGAAAGATCAAGAAGTCTTTTTACGATGAATGATTAAATTATGGCCACTAGATTTAAAACACAGAGCAAAAAAAATTACGGCATAACACCTTTAAAGTCTGGCTATGAAAAAGACTATGGAGCTAGCGGACTTTACATTAATCCGTGTGGGTTAGAAGACGTTGATACTGCAATCTTTAACTTATTTGACAAAGAAATATCGCCGTCTGCAGGAAGTCAAGAATCTAAGTTTGAAAAAGTCCCAGTGATATTTGCAGCAGGTGAAAAATGGGCCATGCTTAAGCGAGGGCGTCCTGTAAGAGACCAAACCGGCTCTCTTATTTTGCCTTTGATAACCATAATGAGAAATGAAATTGTACAAGACATTTTTAATGATGTGACAAAAAGAGGCATAAATCAACAGACTGGCGAGATGGTTGTAAAAAGACGAATTGATAGAACCGACAGGGACTATCAGGCTTTAATTAATCGATTATTCTTACGCAATCAGACCAATCTTGCTGTTAATGAGTCTGACGAAAGAGTAGATAATCAGCTTGTTGTAGAGAGAAAATTGGGCGACCTATCCCAAGACAAGGATATCCGCAATGGTGCTCTTTTAAAGCCTGTTCTATTAAACAACATTTTTGAAACAATAGTTGTTCCTACGCCTCAGTTCTACACAGTTAAGTACCAAGTAACCATTTGGACACAGTACATGCAACACTCCAATCAGATTCTTGAAAAGATAGTTTCATCTTTTTTACCGCAGAGTCAAGCTTGGAAACTTGATACCGATAAAGGCTATTGGTTCGTCGGTACTGTAGAGGGAGGAGCTTTTAACATGGAATCCAGTTTTGAAGACATGTCAACTGTGGAGAGATTCATTAAGCATTCATTTGTAGTAACAGTTCCTGCTTATTTTTTTGCAACACAGACAGCAGGAGGTCCTATACCGATAAAGAGATACGTGTCTTCACCATCTATTGAATTTAAAAATGCTTCAACTGATTCTATAAGTCTGACTGATGTAACTGTAGAAAACAAATATCTATTGGGGTCAGATGATCCCACACTTCCTCTAAATGAACAAAATAACAAATTGGAAGATCAAAGAGATGTGGGATGGCACCAAACAAATTTAAGCCCATATAATTCAGTCGATCCAAAAAATCCAGGCGCTAGCGCCCCCTCTGATCCCGCCTATTCTAACCTTCCTAGAGGTCACAGGCTTCTAAAAATAAAAACGACTAATGCTAAAGGAGAGACGATCTATACAGGTTATGATTTGGATGAGCTACTGTAAAATTTATTGTTATTAGTGACTTTTTAGACGATAGTTATGACGGTATTTGTGAAGGAGATTGTCCATGTCAGAGCAGACTTTTAGGTCGCCTAATTTTTACGAACGAGAGATCGATCTTTCAGCCCCCGCGGTTACAGGTCCAAGCGGTGTTCCTGCATTAATCATTGGAACAGCTAACAAGGGTCCTGCCTTTGTGCCGGTAACTGTTGCCAATTTTACTGAATTTACTGAAGTTTTTGGCAACTTAGACCCAGAAAAATTTGGGCCGTACGCAGCGAATGAATTTCTAAAGAACAGATCTTCTCTGTCATACGTTAGAGTCCTTGGAGCAGGTGCGAATTCTACAGCTGAACATCTTACAGCAACTAGTGTTTCTGGTACTGTGCAGAATGCAGGCTTTACACTGCAGGGTACCGCTGCTTATGATAGCAGACATGCAGGTGTAATTCAATTTCTTGTTGCAAGACACGAATTAGGAACTTATGAATCTGCTTCAGCGCCGGTTTTCTCCGACAACGACACTTTTGAAGGATCAACATATGTAAATCTCGTCAGAAGTCTTATCATGACTCCCAATACATCAAGAGTCATGCTGACAGCTTCACACGGGGCTATCACAGATGCATCTTTCAACTCTGCAACAATCATGGGCGATGATGCTGATCTAGGCTCAGGAAATTTCAAGCTGATTATCTCTTCTTCTTTAGGAGCCGCATTCTCAACAGCTGATGGCGTTTCAGGCATCAAGGTTTTGACTGCCTCGTTTGATCCCACATCGAATGATTACGTCGGCAAGATTCTCAATAGAGACCCAGACAAGTTCTATCAAGAGCAGCACTATCTACACGCAGACTTTGCTGTTGACAAGGCCGTCGCTTTTGCATCAGGCAGTGCTCAAAGCAGAGTCGCTGTTCTTTCAGGGTCAGCTAACATTGCAAAGACAGGCATAAACTACCGACAAGCCCTCGGATCTTACAATACACGATTTGTTACTCCGAAGACAACAAAATTTATCTCACAGCCTTTTGGTAAGACAGAGTATGATCTATTTCATCTTGAAGCTAGAGATGATGGAGAGTACGCAAATCAGCTCTACAAGATCTCAATTGTTAATCTGAAGGCTTCTACAAATGATGCGAACAAATACGGAACATTTACAGTTCAGATCAGAAATTGGGATGATACCGATCAAAATCCACAAGTTATTGAGCAATTCTCTGAGTGCTCACTTGATCCTGACGCGCCGAATTATGTTGCAAAATTAATAGGTGATCGAAAGGTTTTCTATAATTTTGATTCAGCTATACCGAGTGAAAAGAGAATTGTCGCCTCAGGCAAATACCCTAACAATTCCCGATACGTTAGAATAGTCATGGATGCACTTGTTGATGACAAGCAGGTCCCGGTAAATTCTCTTCCGTTTGGTTTCAAGGGTCCCGCTGTTTTGGAGCTTAATCCAAATCTTGTTTCATCGTCACCCCTGTCTCCAAGTTCTGCAAGACTTGGTGGCGTCATTAATGGTTCATTCTTGAGTCTGTCGGCCTCTTATGTTCCCCCGGTTCCCTTTAGATTTAAGGTGACAAGAGGAGAGATGGCATCAAGCCCAGCTTACGTGGGACAAGCAGGCAACTCTGAGCTTACTAATCCAGCACTTTACTGGGGTGTTAAGTTTGAAAGAGATAGCGTTTCATCAAATCCCGCAGCGCTAACTCTTCTAAATCCAAACCTTTCTCAAGAGAAGAATGAGTTTCTTGGATCTTTGACTAAGTTCGTGGGAATAGAGAAACTTGGCACATTAGTAACAGGATCCAACGCAGATCTTCTCAATAACAATAAGTTCAGCTTGTCAAAGGTTGCTCTTTACAACACTTCTCTCGGTGATTTAACAAGCTCTGTTTCTGCCCACATGAAGGAAGCTGCTTATGTTAGAAATGCTCAGCTAGATAACACAAAGTACACTTTTGCTGAGGGTGGAAGAAACAGAATGACTTTAGCAACTATTCTGGCTTCAGGATCAGCTTCTGACTTTAATCGCTTCTCTGCGTTCACAAAGTTTACAAACTTCATGCAGGGCGGATTCGATGGCGTCAATTTCTTAGATAGAAATTCGCGTAGATTAAATGATAAGTCGGTGTCTTTTGACGCTGGCGGTGGAGCCTCAACAAGCAACAGCATTCAAGGCTTCTCTTCAAATCCCGCAGGTCAGGATGTGAATAACAACGGTGTGGCATCTTACTTAACTGCTGTAGGAATTGCAACGGATCCTTTGACAGCGAACAATAACATTTTGTCAATACCTGGTATCAGAGAGCCATACATCAATGATAATACTATGTTGAAGGTGAGAGACTACGGTCTTGCGCTTCACGTCATGGATATACCCTCTTATGATGATAGCGGAAACAGACTATATGATGATTCTACAGCCAAGCCAAATATCAACTATGTCTGTAATGAGCTTGATGCTAGAAATATTGATAACGATTATGTTTCTACATACTTCCCAGACGTTTACATCGATGATGCGACAAACAAGAGAAGAGTTAAGGTTCCTGCATCTGTTGCAGCCCTCGGAGCACTCGGATTCAATGATAGAGTTTCCTATCCTTGGTTCGCTCCTGCAGGCTTCAACCGCGCAGCGCTAGACTTCGTGACCAACGTTGCAGTGAGACTTAACGTTAGCGATCGTGATCGTCTCTATGATTCACGCATCAATCCGATCGCAACTTTCCCTCGACTTGGCTTTGTGATCTTTGGACAAAAGACGCTGAAGATCAACAAGTCAGCACTCGATAGAGTTAACGTTCGTCGCTTAATGCTTGAGATCAAGAGAATCATCATAGGAATTGCACTAAGAATTGTCTTTGAACAGAACACACCTGCAGTTAGAAATAAATTCGTTGCAGACGCTTCTTTCCAACTTGGTCTGATTCAAGTCCAAGCTGGCATCGAAGGATTCCAGGTGGTTATGAACGAGTCAAACAACACTCAGGAGGATTCCGACCTTAATCGCCTCAATGGCAGAATAGTGGTTGTTCCGACACGAGTTGTTGAATTCATAGCAATTGACTTCATTATCACAAATAGTGGTGTTCAGTTCGTGTGAAAATGAGATTTACGTGATAGTTAGTTAGTAATTGGAGAGCTTAAATGTCAAAACAAAAGTTCGGAAGCGCAGGCGTAACAGCTAGAGAAATTGATCTTACGGGTCCCACTACACAAGAGCCCGTTGGTATACCAGCAGGTATCATTGGAACAGCATTGAACGGACCCGCATTCGTTCCTGTTACAGTTGGAAATCTTTCTGATTGGACAGCAAAATTCGGTGAGACTGATGGCAAAAAATTCGGACCTCTCGCTGTTCGAGAATGGCTTCGAAATGCACAAGCTGTCACATATCTCAGAGTTCTTGGCACCGGTGACGGTAAGAAGAGAACTGACTCTGGCGACGTAACAGGAGCCGGTTTTACAGTCGGTGAGAAGCAGCCCAACCCAGACGCCATTGACGATAACGACTATGCTAATCTTGGAGGTCCGCTTGGAAGAACTTATTTCCTTGGATGCTTCATGTCAGAATCAGCAGGCTCAAAGGTCTTTAGCGAGGCAGGAATTCAAAGCTCAACATCAGCGATACCGATCATTCGAGGAGTTCTTATGGCGCCAAGCGGCGTCATTATCAGAATGTCTTCTTCGATGCCGGGATCTGGGCTTTCCTCTGGCCCTCCTTCTTCAACGCTTATAGCAACAGAAGCAAATGCAGAAGGAACTCACGTTGGTCATGTGACACTCTCACAAAATGGTGCTGCAAAAGAAGAATTCGTGCTTCTTCTAAATGGTCACAAGGGAACATCAGCTGATCATCCCAATGTGTTGACAGCGTCGTTCGACGTGACATCTAACAATTACTTCTCAGATGTTCTTAACACAGATCCATACAAACTTCAATTGAAGGGACACTATCTTTACGCAAATTGGGATGTGCACCCAACATTAGCCGTGGTTACCGGATCAGGCGTTATTAATACGGCCTCAGGATCTTCTCCTCAAGGAGGCTTTGAGCCCGCAGCATTCTTGATCTCATCTTCGCTTGGAAGAAATGTCGGCGGTGCCAATGTTCCTAACTACGAAAACTTTAGAGATAGATTTGGTCATGCTGTTTCACCCTGGTTTATCTCACAGAAGCTCGGTGGAAAATCAGTCGAGCTCTTTAAGCTTCACGCTCTCGACGACGGCGCTGGAATTTCTACACAGTTTAAGGTCTCTATCGAGAACATCAATAAATCCAGTGATCCTCTCAACAAGTACGGAACATTTGATGTTGTGCTTAGAGAATATTCAGATAGAGATCTCGACAAGAAAATTCTACCTAACGAGAGGTTTGCAGGTGTAACACTCGATCCAGCATCAGACAGATATATTGCGAAGGTCATTGGTGACACCAAGGCATACTACGACTTCGACAGAGAGCTTTCTTCACAGAAACTCGTCGTGGAAGGAAACTACCCGAACAGATCAAACTACGTTCGAGTTGAAGTCCACCCTGACATTGAGAACGGCTTCGTAGATCCTGTTGCTTTGCCAATGGGTTTCAGAGGCGTCGACCATCTTGTAACTTCAGGATCTAGCCCGCTAGCTTTACTGGGTACATCTCAAGTTGCAAGCATTCTTTCCCAGGTCACAAACACATCTGCATCTTTCTTGAAGAAATCAGTGACACCACCTATTCCGTTCAGATCAAAGATCACAACAGGCGAAGAGTGGTCAGTCAAAGAGCAAGTTGAAAAGGGATTCTATTGGGGCGTCCAATTCGAACAACCCGAAACATTGCTCAAGAAGAATGGTTCCATTGTTCAGAATGTCAGCCTTAAGTCCTTTGCTAAGTACTTCCCCAAGTTTGTTGTGGGCGAAGCAAACTTCGTAACTGGCAGCAATGCAGGTCAGGCAACTACTGCAGAGCTTGGAGTAGTTGATGCAGATCTCTTCTGTAACAATGCATTCACCTTAGAGAATATTCAGGTTGTCACAGGATCAAGCGGCAACGCAGATCCAGACAAGTGGCTCAAGGCAGTCTACGTGAGAAGCGGTGCTCCCACAGCAGGTGGCTACCTTTCTACACAAATCGGTGCTACTGACTCTGACAAGACAAGACCCTTTAAGGTAGACGACCTCGTGGACAACAAGCGTTTTGCCAAGTTCAGCACAATCATGCAGGGTGGTTTCAACGGCGTCAACATCTTTGATGAAAATGAGGCTGAGATCACAAATCTCGCGGTCGTCGCTGACATGACATCTGGTTACGGTCGTGGCCTCAACGAAGGACCCAGCGTCTCTTCGTACCTCAAGGCGATCGACATCATGAAGAACACAGTCAACGTCGACATTCAGCTTCTGGCAATCCCTGGCATCCGTGAACCGCTGGTCTCAAACACTGCGATCAATGCCACTGAAGAGAGATTTGATGCTCTCTACATCATGGACATTGAACAGCAAGATGAGGATGGTGAAAATATCAGAACAGATGCTGGTCTACCATCAGTCACCAATACCCTCAACACGTTCAAGGACAGATCGCTTGACAGCTCATTCGCAGCTGCTTACTTCCCAGACGTTCTGTACCGTGATCCAATCGGTGTCAACTTGCAAGTTCCACCCTCAGTCGTGGTCCTCGGCGCGTTGGCGCTGAACGATGCAGTGGGTCATCCATGGTTCGCACCAGCCGGCTTCACACGAGGCGCTCTTCCACAAGACGCTCTCGAAGCTCGCGTCAA